CTATGTCAAAATGATGTTTCTGTAAAAACTCATACAGGGCCACAACATTGATTTCTGAAAATTTTACTTCTCTCAGTTTCTTTTCTTGATTCCATTTTGAATGTCTAAAATGGTCTTTTTCTGTTGAAAATTCTCGGTCAAATACTTCTTTCATACTGAACGGAAATTTTAAAAATATCAAAAGTTCTCCAGACTCATCTTGTTCTACAAATATTTTTTTAGTGAGGTCTAGAATTCTAAACTCGTTTTTCCATACCGGATTTTCAATTTGATCAGTGTAGTCAAAATTATATTTTTGCGCTATAACCTTGTGTTTTTTCAGTATTTTTATAATCAGCCCAGCCTGACTCTGAGTCAATAGAGATCCATTTGATATCAAGGAATAAAAATTATAAGTAGCACTTTGATCTTGACCAGTCAAGGCAAAGTCGTGGCGTACCATAAGATTATAAAATTCTAAAAAAATGTCTTCGGTGTATTGATACGGTACCATTGTTATATTATAACACCGATAATTTTTAAAATCAACTGTGTGCGTGTAATAGATGCTCGATGTGTGTTTGTAGTCTAAGAATTGGCGTGCCCCGGCCGATTTCTTCCACAGTCCATTCACTGTGGCACAGTTTTAAAAACCAGTCATCTCGATTGAGCAGTTGAGGATTTTCTAAATTTTGCCATTTTTCACTGACTGGGTGTGCCAAACTTGAACTATCGCATATTACAGGAATTCCATGTATGGCAGCTTGCACACCCGGTCCGCTGTTGTGGTTTACCACACAATGATAATTGTAGTTGATGTCAAAGTTGTCATAACTGTCTTGTATTTTTTTTGGCATTTCAACCACAGCGTCTGTGAATTTTTCACGAATTTGAGATCTCGGATGGGGTCTAACTACGATTTTTCTATCACTGTATTTTTTTATTTCAATAATGGTTTGATTGACCCATTGTTCCATCGATGGCTGATTGCACCATTGCAAACTGGCACTGTGTTGGCAGGCAATTAGGATTTCTTGTCTTCGGAGTTGATTCACCGGTTGCAGTGAAACACCTAAAATTTGTGGTCTCGCTAGATCTAAATCTTGTTGATTGCCAAATATACCAAAATTGTTGATATGATTTAGGCCTATTCGCCAGGTCACTCCTCTTTTTAAATTTCCAACCTCAATGATTATAATGGGTCTATGATTTTTGATAGAATTTTCATAAATCACCTTATTTGGACGCATTCTACCCTGCCATAGTACAGACCAAATCACACAAACATCTTCATCTTTGTCTACTATTGAGTGTCCTAGCTTTTTTAAACCTGCAGAAAAGGCAGCAAACACAGAAGTGCTGTTTAGTGCTCCATTTTCTTGATAAATTTTAAAACGCATTTTGTTTGCAATAAATATATGAGTATTTAATGAAATCTATGAACAAATTTATTAAAAGAATTAGTAAATCAAAAAAAAATATTAGAAATATTCTAGTAGTGGGAACCGGTTGGGAGAAACTACCAAATCTTTGTGATGGTTTTGCCAGTGTGTTTATAATTTCTACCGGTCCACAAGACCTTCGAAGAAAAAATCTCATATACAAAGAAAATTTTGATCAAATGGAAACCCTGCCAGACATAGATGCTATTGTGATAGATAGAGATCAAGATATACATGTGTCTAAATTACTTCCTTTACTCAATAGATATCAATCAGTCATACTAGTTCAAGGTGTTGAATTATTTGCTAAACCCGAATACAAATTTTTAAAAACTCACGGATACGCTGTAACAGAAATGTTCGGCGATTGCCACTTATGGAAAAAAATAAATTGAAAATTGCCGTCGTAACTACCTTTCACGAGGAAGGCCTAAAAACATATGCACAACGTATGATAGATACTTTTTGCGAAAATTGGCCAGCAGAAGTAACTCTTCACATATATCCAGAAAAATGTAATCCGGCAATTAAGAATCACAATCACGTTACCTTAACTGACTTGGACAGCGTTACAGATTTGACTAATTTTAAAAATCGATGGAAGAATGTACCCAAGGCCAACGGAGACGTCAGTGGGGATCCTATAAGAGGTGGTAGGAAAGATGCCAAGAAGAATTTTAAATGGAACGCTGTCAGATTCGCCAACAAGGTTTATGCAATCTTTCACTGTGTAAATCATATTGACGCAGATATCTTGCTGTGGATGGATGCTGATACTGTATGTCATAGTCCCATTACCTATGAGAGACTATTAGAGTTGTGTCCGGCAGAAAAAGATCTATGCTACCTTGGTAGGAAAGGAAAATATAGCGAATGCGGGTTGTATGCACTAAATCTTCGAAGCCATAAGACACAATTGTTTCTTAAAAAGTTCCAAGAATTTTACGACGATGCTGAAAACGGTATCTTCACATTAGGCGAATGGCACGATAGTTTTGTTTTTGATGCTGTGAGGAATCAATCTAACCTCAACGAATTGAATTGGAGTGAATCTCTTGCGGATCTAAGACCGTTCAAAGGAAGTTCAGTGGGAGAAGGTCATCCATTAATTAATTGTGAATGGGGAGCATATCTTGATCACCTCAAAGGCGATAGAAAAGACCATGGACATAGTCTACGTACTGATTTGAAAGTAGATAGACAAGAAAAATATTGGAGTACATTTAAATGATAGAAAGCCACGGATTTTGGTTTCCAGATTATGATGATCATTTTCCTAGAATGCTGGCAAAAAGCCTTAAGAATGACGGAGTAGTTCGATATCAATGGAGGGCTAGAGATTCTGCAATTGCATCCTGTGATAACAAAAGAATCTGCATTGATATCGGTGCAAACGTAGGTCTATGGTCTTGCGATCTTGTAAAACAATTTGAAAAAGTCATTGCTTTTGAACCAGTTCATGAATTTAGAGAATGCTTTAAGAAAAATGTCACAGGCAGCAACTATATAATTGAACCAGTGGCGCTTGGGCGCACTGAATCACTGATAGAAATGAATATTGTTCAGGGGAATACTGGTCACAGTCATATTGATCCTACATCAGTAGGCAAAGGTTCTATTCCTTTAAGGACACTGGATAGTTACAACTATGAAAATATTGATTTAATAAAAATTGATGTAGAAGGATTTGAAGAAGAAATCCTTGCCGGCGCAATGCAGACTATTCTTAGAAATAAACCAGTGATTGTTGTAGAACAACAAAAACACGAGTATAAAGACGCAATGACTGACAAGCCATCTATCAAAATATTAGAATCTTGGGGTTATCGAGTAGTAGATCAGCATAAAAAAGACTGGATAATGAAGTGGACCAAATAACCAAAAATAACTATTCTATTGATTGTTTTCACAACAGTAGAATAATTGGAGAAATGCCACCGTTACCAATACCGGGTAGCTGGCAGAAATATCACAGAGCGAATTTAATCAAACACTCTCTTGAGCAAACTATAGGAAATGGCTACATCTGTGAATTTGGTGTGCTGAAAGGTCGAACGTTGAATCAAATAGCAGGTTTTTTTGAAAATGAAACTGTATATGGATTTGATAGCTTTGAAGGATTACCGGAACCTTGGCATATGACCGATGATCGAATATTTTCAACAGGACGGATGAGCCTTGGCGGGAATCTTCCTAAGGTGTTGCCTAATGCAAAACTAATAGTAGGGTGGTATGACCAAACTCTTCCTAAGTGGATTGATGAGAATTCTAGTGTTATAAAGTTTATTCATATAGATTGTGATCTGTGTTCTAGTACCGAAACAGTTTTAACTTTACTTAATAATCAAATAGTTCCTGGAACAATTATTCATTTTGATGATTTTTATTGTTGGGGCAATCCGGAAGAATTTACCAAATGGCAAGATGGAGAATATCTTGCGTTACAACACTGGATTGAAAAATTCGATAGGACCTTTGAAATTCTTCATAGGAATAATTACTTTCAGTGTGCAATTAGGATAATAAAATGAAAATTAGATTCTTCAGTGATGCATATAAACCAAAACGTGCCAGTCATAGATTACGCGGCGAAGTCACTTGCCAAGCACTAGCTGATCAAGGCTACGATGCTAAAATTCTAACTGACTGGTCAGAAGTAGATAACACTACCATTGTGATATTTTTAAAACGCAGTCAGCCTGCCAGCATTCAACGTGCTAAAGATCTCGGTGCAAAAACAATCTACGATCTTTGTGATAATAAATTTGAAGAAAAAGAAGAATACGAACCCTGCTGTCAATTAGCAGATCTTGTGTCAGTTAATAGTGTGCAGATGGGCGTGAGTACCAAACATCATACCGGTCGAGACAGTATTGTTATGCCGGATCCATTTGAACGCCCTAAGCTCGAGCCAACATTTAATCCTGGCAAAGAAATTAAATTACTATGGTTTGGTAGTCAATCAAGTTTTAAATTTTTGCCGGTTGTAGAAATTTGGCAGCGTCTAGAAAAAGAAATTGGCAATTACAAATACACCATGATCAGTGCTAAAACAGATAGACTGCTCAGCAAAATGAGCCTTCGACAGGCCAAAGGGCAGATCAGCGGAATCAATTTTGACAAACTCGATATGCAAGAGTGGTCCTGGGAACGACAAGGCCAATTGTTGTCCGAATGTGATATTGTGTTGATGCCTGTGCAAACAGACAATCCAAGAACTGATACTAAAAGTGCAAATAGATTGATTGACAGTCTAATGTCTGGTAAATTTGTCATTACAACAGCATTGGCCAGTTACGAAGAATTTGCACCTTATACTTGGCAAGATGATTATATTGAAGGTATAAAATGGGCTCTAAAGAATCCAGCAGAAGTACAAGAACGTATTCGCCTGGGACAAGAATATACAGAACAAAACTATTCTGCTCGGGTATTATCGAAAAAATTCATAGATGAAGTTAGACATCAATTAGGTATGTAATATGGGAAGTCCTAATGATATTGTTTATCTAAAAAAAGTATATCCAAATGCAAATGGTCCTGTTCTGGAGATAGGCAGTAAAATTGTCAGTGTTTCTGAATTTAGAAAGAACTACACAACTGTTGAATATGTAGGTGTTGACCTCGAAGAAGGTGATGGAGTTGATGTTGTTTGTGATTTAACCAAAGATAATCATCCACTACCTAAGAATTATTTTGATCTTGTGATATGCTGTAGCGTTCTTGAACATACGCCAACGCCGTGGCTAATGGCAAACGTTTTATCTGATTTAATAAGACCTGGTGGAAAATTGTATATCAATAGTCCGTGGGTTTGGAAATATCATAAATATCCTGACGATTATTATAGATATAGTTTTAAGGCCATTGAGTTTTTATTCCCTAAGTTTCAATGGTCGCACTATGCTTATTCTACAGAACTATCTGATAGTATTGAATTTGTAGAAAGAGACAGCGACTTTGATCGACGAAGGGCGTTTATCGAAACACAAGAAGACGGCTCTGTGAAAAAGTATCTTCCATATTCAATGATTAATATGCTTGGAACAAAAAATGATTAATGAAATAGTACAAGAAAAATTAAAAAATCAGTTACCGGTGAAATTGCATCTTGGTTGCGGTAACAGATATTTTGATGGATACATAAACATAGACGGGGATTATATGGCACACGATCCTAACGTAACATTACACGACATTACAAAATCATTTCCACTTCCTGATAATTGTGTTGACGAAATTTTAACTGTCCATGTTATAGAACACCTTAGTAGACAATACATTCCACCAATGTTTAAAGAATTTTATAGAATTTGTAAACCTGGCGGTTGCGTTGCTATGGAATGGCCCGACCTATTAAAAATGTGCCAAGAAATTGTAAACAATCCAGATTGTTTTTGGACACACGACAAACGTTTGTTAAAAAGAACCATTGCTGGTATTTACGGAGATAGTGCAAGATATCCCGATCCAACCATGCTGCACAAATGGGGATATAGTGCAGACAGCATGAGAAGATTGTTTTTAGAAGCTGGCTTTTCTAGGGCAGAAACACAATCAAATGCACATCAAAAAACTCATATCGATAGTAGGGTAGTGGCATACAAGTAATATGGCTGCTAGGATAGTTAAAGAGCTTCACGGGTTTTCTGGAAATCAAATATTATTGATGCAGAAGCACGACAAGCTCTTTGTAAGAAAGATCGGAAATATATCTAGAAATATTGAGCGTATGCAGGCATTAGCCATAGATTATCCTCTCCCTCAACTGTATACAGTGTCGAAGAAAATGATCGATATGGAATATCTACATGGATTAGATATTAAATCATATCTTAAAACTAACAACTACGAAAAGTTATTAGACTTTATTTTGTCTATCCTAGATAAACTTTCTTGTAATTCTGTAAACAAAGATTATACAGAAACATATATTAAAAAATTACAAGAAGTTAGTTTTGACGAAATGCCATTTAGTCGTGAACAACTGCTGGAACGTCTTCCTAGAACGTTGCCAAGTTCAAATTATCACGGTGACCTAACATTAGAAAATATTATTTTTACCACTGATCGAGGATTCTTTCTTATTGACTGTGCAACCATAGAATATGATTCATACATATTTGATATTGCAAAATTGAGACAAGATTTAGAACTGGGTTGGTTTACCAGAAAAGATAATGCCATGCTGGATGTAAAAATCAAACACATACAACAACGAATATTACAACAATATCCAGAAGCCGACAATGACTATCTGTTGATTCTAATGTTGTTGCGAGTATATAGGCACAGCAAACCTGATACTCTCGAAAGAAACTTTTTATTACAAGGAATCAATTTGTTATGGAAATAATAATGCCAGCCGCTGGGTTATCTACAAGATTTCCTAATATGCGTCCAAAATATATCCTTGCAGATTTTCAAGGCAAGTATATGTTTGAACGATCACTTGAATCATTTATAGGCAAACATAATATCACTATAGGTATCTTAAAAGAACACAACGATCAGTATAGCACCGCCGAATATATTAAAAACGAATACGGTGATGCCATACAGGTTGTGATTTTAGAAAATAGAACAACCGGGCCTGCTGATACAGTCTATCAAATATTAAAGCAGGCAGAACTGACTACAGAAGAATTTTTAATCAAAGATTGCGATAGTTTTTTTGACCATGAATATCAAGAGGGCAATTATGTCTGTGTTTCAAACATTAGAGATCACGAGATACTGAAACGATTAGCAAGTAAAAGTTTTATTGTGGCCAATGATCAGGGCATCATTACCAGTATTATTGAAAAGCAGGTTGTATCTGATAAGTTTTGTGTAGGTGGTTATAAATTTGAATCAGCGGATATGTTTATGTCTGCGTTTGAAAAATTAAAAGATGCACACGTTAAAGAAATCTTTGTCAGCCACATCATTGAAGAATGTCTAAACGGTGGTGCAATATTTAAAGAAAGTACTGTAAGTAATTATGTAGATGTTGGCACAGCAGAAGAATGGTTCGAGTATAACGATAAGGCTGTGTTGTTCTGTGACATCGACGGAACAATAATCAAAGCACAGTCAAGATTAGAAGTAGGACAACCTCCTGTAATATTAGAAAAGAATACAAAACGTATTAAAGAATTAATTGCCAACGGTAGCCAAATTATCTTTACTACGGCACGTCACATCAACACACACGCAATAACAGAAGACATGTTAAAAGATCTAGGATTCGTTGATTTTAAACTAATTTCTGGATTGCCAAATACCAAGCGTGTGTTGATAAACGACTACAACGAAGCAAATCCTTGGCCTCGGGCGATAGCTGTAAATATAAAAAGAGATCAAGATAATTTAAACGATTTTATATGAAACATAAGATAGCAATAGTTTATATTGGTTTGCCACGGTTTAAAGAATTAGGATCTAATAATCATAGGCACTTGTTAAACAAATTAAACGAAAGATGGGATGTAGTTGAGTACGATTTCCTTCAACCTAAACTAGACAGAGCTGACTGTCCTTTTCCATCAAACGATACCGGAGCCGCTAGAATACAGATTTGGGATTTTTACAAAGCATTGGATTTAGTAGAAGAAAAAATAGTAATTAAACTTCGATCTGATATTTGGTTTTCACAATCATCCATTGATGCTGTTATATCTGAAATAAATTTAGTTGTTAGCGGAAAACAAGATATTAGTTATATGGGGTGTGATAGTTCTTTTAATTTTTCAGAAAAATATGTTAAAATGCCTACTAAGAAAGGCAAAGTTCTAGATCTGGTTATCATTGTTAACAGAGATAAAATTAGAAAAAAAGAAGTAGCATTGCAAGATCTTCAACAAGGTAAGCTAGCTCATTTAAGAAGTGGTAATTCAACATTTAAAGTATTGACTACTCCACATACAATATCTGCAAAAGTATTTTGTCAAATTTATATTATTAGAAAAGAAACAGATACACTTAACGACTGGACTATGGGTTGGAATTTTTTAGAATGTTATCTTGCCGATACAGTAATCGATGCAAAAAAATGGTGGTCAAATAACAAGGATAAACAATGGCTGTAATGGCAATATTCTATACCGGCGACAAAAGACATAACTTAGAAATTGTCAAACAAAATCATCAACAACTGTTTGATCGTCTTAAAGAAATTATAGATATTAATGTCTATTGGTTTACCAAAGATGATCCTGGTCGCGGAGTTTGTCCGTTTGAAGAAGGCGACCCTAATCTCGACAATGCATATCGTCGAGGGCAGGGTGGAGGCATTCAAGTTTGGGACTTTTATCGAAGCTGTGAACGTACCATAGAACCCTATGTGATGAGATTGCGTACAGACGTTTGGTTCACTGACTCTAGTATTTCTATTATATGCGAGGAAATTAAAAAAATACTTGCAGGAAAAACAGATATGGCTTTTTTTGGTAGTGATTGGATCCATGAAAATGCCGGGAAAATCTATCATAAAATAGTTGTTATAGACGGAGTTTCGGGTGGTGTACAAGATTTTGCAATTGTCGCTAATAGATCTCAACTAAAGCCTGGTAATGAAGTCATAGACTACATTACTTCACTTTCACCAAAAAAACGTCGCAGCGGTAACAATCTTTTTAAACTGTTGATTCCTATGACAAAAACTGAACATTTTAATTTTCAAGACGTCAATGCCTTTAGAATATTATGTCAAACATGGTTAATTAGAAAAACGTACACTTCATATCCCAGCGATAATGAAGTTTGCAAGGATTACATACAAAGCTATATATTAGATGATAAATCAGAAATAGGTAAAAAAACATTTATAATTCCTCATCCTATGCAAGATGCAGTTAATTGGTGGAGAAGTCAACAAGGATGGGAAGCGCAGGATTTAAATATCGAGGATTTCAAAAGATGGCATTTGCTGTAGTATATATTGGACAACGAAAATTTGATAAAACCTCTCGGACTAATCATGATAGGTTGTTTGAATTGCTTAGAACAAGATATGAAATAAATGTCTACGATTTTACTAGATCCGGACCCAGCACAACAGGTCCATTTCAATCCAGTGGAGGAGTCCAAGTGTGGGATTTCTTGCAGGCAGTAAAACAAGTCAATGAAGATATTATTATTAAACTTAGAACTGATACTTGGTTTACAAATAATTCAATGCCAGTAATTTTAAGCGAACTAGACGAAATCGTAAATAACAGCAATGATGTGGCATTCATGGGAGTAGATTTTACCAATCACTACGATAAACTGCATGAACGCACTGATGCCACTAATAAAAAAGTCACAGACTTTGCTATAATTGCTCGCAGGAGTAGTTTAGACACAGAAGAATCTATTGTTACAAGATTAAATGGCCCTAAACACAAAAGCGGGAACGTGATGTTTAAATATATTTTAGCACCAGATGCTAGAGCAGTTAGTGTTAGTTGTCAAATGTATCTTTTAAGAAAAGACTATGATACTCCATCCAACTGGCAAGTATACAGCGATTGGACCAGCGAATATTATAAGTCGGAAGCAGCTCAACAGTGGGTGGCAAATAATAAAAAATTTATAGGAAAATTATAATGCCGAGTGAGTATTACTTAGAAAGTGTAGAACTAGGAAAACAATTTCAACTGAGTAACAGCAGTTGGGCAGGAACCGATTGTAAGAATTATCACAATCAAATTAGAGTGTTAATGGACAAGTATAATGCTAAAACGGTATTAGACTACGGATGCGGCAAAGGCAATCAATATGAAAATATGGTTTCTTATGGAATGCCGCACGACCAATTTACAGAACCGATGACTTTTCAAACTAGAATAAATGCCCAAAGTGTTTATAAATTTGATCCTTGTGTAACAGAATTTGAAGTAGAACCCGTTGGACAACAGTTTGATGCTGTGATATGCACACAAGTATTGGGCAGTATTCCGGATGTTGATATGCCTTGGTTGCGTGATAAGTTAATGAACTATGCTACTAAATTTGTGTTTATTGGACTGCACAAATCAGATAAACCGATAAAGTCTAAAAAAAGAATCTATGATCCCAATTGGTTAACATATCCTCGAACTATTGAATGGTATCAAGAACAGTTCGCTGATTGGGCAGGTCCAGACCTATATTGGTGGTTTAGAAATTCTATTTGTCCAATAAATGATTGGTATTCAATTCCCTTAGGAGGACTTGCAAAATGAAAATAAACATTTATAATTTTAATTCCTTAATAATCCAATTTGATATCCACTTGGCACCGCCGGTGCCGAAATGAAATCCTTTGTCTATAACTAGGTCTAAAAATTTTTCAGTACCTAACAATTTTTCTACACAAGGTATATTTTCTAAACCCGGAACTTCTCTATATAATTTTCTGTGAAAAAATACTAGGTCTGATAAGGAGTTGGCTCTGTGAAAAAATGCTCTATATTCTGGATCAAAATGATTTTGGTCTTCATGCATAACCATAAGGTTTTCTAGTATTTGATATTTTTCTGCTCTTGTTGGCTCAGAAAAATTTTCTTTTGTTTGTTTTTTTCCACTAACTCCGTTGAAAGGCCAAACACCGTTAATATTCAATACCCAATAGTTGTTTGAAATTTGTAATAGATCTTGTTTAAGATTTAATTTAAATCCTTTATCATAGAACGTCATTCTTGTTGGTTCAGTAAGTTGTGATATTATTAAATCTGATTTTAATTGGGCTGACACCTGTTCGATCATGTTTAACGAAAATAGTACACTAGTTGCTTGCTTTCCAAAATTATAAATTGTTAAATCTGGCCTAGCTAATGATAATTGATAAGGCCACGATTCTCTAGGTTCAGAATCAGTAAAAATGCCTCCTGTAAAGCTGCAACCAAAACAAGATATAACTTTTGACATTATTTAATATAAGGTAAAAATTTATTGTAAACAAGACCTTGACGACTTTCGTTGTCGGTCCAATGACAGGCAGCTAGATCATTTAACCATTGTTGTCTATTGAACAATTGGGGTTGATTTATCATCGATGCATCCTTGTTAGCAACATCCCAACAGACGCTGCTGGAATCGTCAACCCATAATGGTACGCCTGATAGGACACTGGCAACGCCACTGCTGCTGTTAAAGACAAAAGCAGCTTTTGACCTTCTAAGATCATCAAGTAATGAAATTTTTGTGCTATCACTGATACTAATTCCAGGGCCTACTAATTGTCGTAGATCGGCAACTTTACCCGGATGTGGTCTTAGAACGATAGGTAAATTAGAATATTTTCTTACTTCTTTAATTTTATTTGCAGCCCATTGCGCAGGGTCTAATCCTTTCATTCCCCACCCGCCATCTCTTTGAATCAAGAATAAAATATATTCTCCAGTTTGATTCCAGTCTTTTAAACTTAATCCAGTATCATGAGATAACTGATTCCATCTAGCAGCGTCTGAATTTTTATTGGCATACTCACTGGTATCATAAAATACTCCGTTGATGCTGTATCTTAGATATCTGCTTTCTTGATCTGCAAATTTAAAACAATTTGCATCTATGGCCATTATATGATTGCCTTGTTCTTTCTGCTTGTTTACTACTTCTTGCCTAAATTTAATATTTACGGCATTCTGAATAGGACTGGGCCAGCCTAGGATAACTGCCAATTTAGCAGGACTATGCACATATTTTGTTTCAACGTGTACTCTTGCACCAGCAGCTCGTGCTCCTTGTGCAAATGCAGTCAATGTATCAACTTTTCTTCCTGGTTCCTGCTTGTTTAGAGAACTCAGGTAAACAACAACATCATTGA